AGGTTGGAAACAAGATTCACTTGATTGATTATTACGAATCCAATAACAAGGACTTCTTCCACTACATAGGAGTCATCAAGCACAAGCCTTACCTGTACTCATATCATGTCCTTCCTCATGACGTCAATAACAGAAGTTGGGAAACAGGCAAGAGCCGACTGGACTATTTCAGACAGCACGGCATGCGGGTCCAGGTAGCTCCCAAGACTTCTCCTCAAGAAGGAATCTCAGTAGTCCAGACCCACCTTTACCGGTGCGTGTTCGACCTTGAGAAGTGTGAGACCGGCATACGACACATGATGCAGTATTGCTCCAAGCGGGATAAGCTAACAGGCCATGAGACTGGAGAGCCAGCACACAATGGCAGCGAACACTGCGCCGACGCCTTTCGAACCATGATCATGGGAATGAAGAAACCTGGCTACGCTCAACCAATGTCAGAGTTTGAGGCAATGTTTGGAAGTTCAGAACCAAAGGTAATAACAGAATATGATTACTTTAATTGAGATATCAATGATTCTCTCGCTCCTCCTCTTGTGCGGAGCTATTTTACATTCAGGATCCTTGAGAGATGAGGCAACAGTTAGATGGATAATTCTTTCAATAGTAAACGTATTGGGCTGTATATTGGCTTTGGTATTGTAGCGATTGGACACTTCATCCTTATTGCAGCCAATCTAGTAGCTCCTATATTTTTAATTCTACACGCACCATGGTACGTAGCAGCTCCTCTTATAACAGTTCTTTTCAGCCCAATGGCTGGAGCTTCGTATTGCGCATACAACCAACTAGAAAATTTTTTTAGGTCCCGACTAGGACTTGAACTAATAGAACATGATGTCACCATACATTATATAAATTTAATTAGGAGAATGATTAATGGTCTTAGGAAAGTCTAAGTTTGGAAAACGGTCTAACGGAGGAATCATGGAGTTTGCCATGCCAGTCCTTTCCATGGTAGGCAAGATGTTTGGAGGAGATGCTCCAGACGCCCCACCTCCGCCAGCTCCTCCACCACCTGCACCAACTACAGATAACGCAGAGTCTCAGGCCGCCAAAGATGCGGCACAGAAGAGAGCAGCCAATGCTAAAGGTCTTGCCTCTACAGATGTGACTAAAGGAACTTTGGGCGGAGATAACTCTACCGCATCTACCAATAAACCAACTCTACTTGGAGGATAGACATGAGTCAGGCTCAGACAGTGGAAAATATTTTTACACGTCTTGCCGAACTGGAATCTACAAGACAGCCCTATGAAGCTGTGTGGGACGAGATCACTGAGTATGTCATGCCAAGCAGAGGTACTTATAGTTTTAAGACTACCAATACAGATCCAGAACGACGAAGCAAAAGACGTATGGATGCTACAGCTGCAAATGCGGCAAGAGGATTAACCTCAAGGATTGTAGCTGAGATGACCAATGGCTCTACCAGGTGGTTTGACTACAGGGACTCTGATCCAGCTGTAGATAAGTTGGAGCCCGTTCGTAGGGTCCTTCAAGCACTTTCCGATAAAGCGTATTCAATACTTAACTCCGGCTCTTTTAAATTGGCACACGTAGAAGCCACAGCAGATTGGATCGGATATGGCACGGCATGCGTCATGACAGACTTTGAATCTGGTGATGAGCCGGTATTTCAGGCCATTCCAATTAAGGAGTTATATATCTCTGAGAACCGTGCTGGAGATATAGATCTAGTCATCAGAAAGTTTCAGTTGACTCTTCGCCAAGTAATACAGATCTTTGGAGAAGAGAACTTACCAGATCAGTTGCTAAAGAATAAAGAGCGAGACTTTGACAAGCCTCAAGATCTTATACATGCAGTGATTCCAAATGCGGAATATGTAGAAGGAAAGAAGAACAGCAAGTACTTCCGATTCAAATCCTGCTATGCTCTTGTGCGAGGACGAGCACTTCTTCGAGAAGGTGGCTTCAAAAGAATGCCCTACAAGGTGTTTAGATTCTGGAAGCGTCCTGGAGAGGTCTATGGTGGCTCGCCCGCTGTGGACGCTTTGGCAGACATAAGAATGCTCAACCTCATGGAAGAGGTCAACATCCGCTCAATGCAGCTGGAAGTAGCTCCTCCTCTTATCGCAGCACATGACTCAGCCGTCATGCCACTGAAGATTGTACCCCATGGAATAAACTTTGGAGGTATCGCACCAGATGGTCGTAGACTTATTGACAGGCTTCTTCCTCCAGGAAATCCTGGCAGGCCTGGCTTTGAGAACATGCTAGAGCAGAAGAGAATGGCCATCAGGTCAGCCTTTTTCGTAGACCCTTTGATCAACAGGCAGAACAGTATTAGAACAGCTGCCGAAGTGATGAAGAGGTCCAATGAAGAAATGATGGGCCTAAGCCCCTTCTTGGCCAGGTACGAAGTGGAGTACCTTTCTCCGATACTGGACCATATGCTAGAGTATTTACTGAGTAAAAAAGAATTCCAGATCCCTCAAGAACTAGATGGACGAATTCCATTTATAGAATACACAGGGCCTCTGGCCAAGACTCAGCGAGCTTCAGAGTTGAATAATACAATGCAATTTTTGCAGTTGATACAGGGAATAGGCCAGGTAAATCCAAGCATCTTGCAGCACATAGATTTCAATGAAGCATTCTTAATGTTTGCAGATCTTCTTGGAGTTCCAATGACAATCATAACTCCGGCACAGAAGATAGCAGCGCAGCAGCAGGCAATGGAGGCACAGCAGCAGGCACAAGCTCTTGGCCTTGGAATTAGGGACGTGTCGAAGAACATGGCTCTACTTGCCAAATCAGGGTTGTTGCAGCGTCAAGATTTAGGTCTTCCACCAGGTGAGGAACAATGAAAAGTATTTTAGAACGTTATATAGTCAGAGCTAAAACTTACAAAGCAGTCTTCTCTTCCCCAGAAGGTCAGAAGGTTTTGGAGTTTTTAGCTGAGGAAGCCGGGCAGTTTCGTACCTCGTACGTGCCAGGAGATCCTCAAGGAACTGCTTTCAATGAAGGCAAGAGACATATGTTCAATCATATACTAGGTATCATACAGCAAGACGAAAAACTACTTAGACAAGCAGTGCAGTCGGAGCAAGAAAGACTCCAGATGCAACTAGCCCTAACAGGAGAATAATTAACTATGACAGATGAAGTTCTACAACCCACAGAAACTCAAGCACCCGTTCCTCAGGAAGCAGCTGTACAATCTTTTTATGACTCTCTTCCAGAGCATCTGAAGGCGAACAAAGGATTATCCAAATTTGACAGTGTTGAGAAGTTGGCAGATGCCTATGTCAATGCTTCAAAATTAATTGGCAAGCGAGTAACTGAACTCACCCCCGTAGATATTAAGGGCTTGCTAGATCCAGAAGACCTTGCCGCAGTCTTTAGAAGTAATGGAGTTCCTGCTTCAGCAGATGAGTACCAAGTAGCTGCCGGAATTCCAGAAGACCTTGCCCGCTCTCTAAAGTCTAGGGCTCATGAACTTGGTGTTTCTCAAGAGGCTCTAAATGGACTGATTGAATTTGAAACTTCCATGGCAGAAGCTGTAAAAGCTCAGCGTCAAGAGGAGTGGAGATCAGAAACCTTTAGTAAGTTTGGGCGGGATCTAGACCCTACTCTTAAGATTGCTAAGAGAGCCGTAGAAGAGTTCGGAGGGGATTCACTAAGGAGCTTTTTAAATGAGACTGGTCTTGGAGATCATCCCGCAGTTATTGAGACTTTCTTTAAGGTTGGTCAAACCATGAGAGAAGACGTTCCCGTAGAAGCTCCTAAGGCAGTGTCTCAAGGATCTGATAGAGACCGACTTGCCGCTCTCATGAAGGATCCAGATTTCATCCGGCAGTGGAGGGAGGGACGTCCTGAAGCAGCAGCAAAGATTAACGCTCTATATGAGCAATAACTATTTGTTCAGGGAGAAGCTTAATGCCCCCTAGAACAGTTCGTGTACAGGAACCACGACATAACCCTGCAGACGAGGTCGAGCATTCAGCTCAGAAACCGAATTGCTAAACACTTATCAATTATTTAGCGAGGTATACTATGGCACTCACTGGTGCATACGGCGATCTTTACGTCCGTCAATATAAAGACATGATTGAGCATGAATTGCAACAACGCGGTTCTGTGCTTCGTCCTTTGGTTCAAGTCGAATCAGTCATGGGTGAAAGAACCTATTTTCCAAAACTTGGTAAAGCCTCTTCATATGAAGTAACTGGCCGTAACCAAGAAGTTGAAGTTCAAGACCAGACTAACGAACGTCGTTTGGTGTCCCCAAAGATGATCGAAGCAGCTTTTCAAATTGAAGCTCTCGATATGATTCGTTATCAATCTTCTCCACAACCAGAACTCGTAGATGCTTTGGTTATGGAACTTGGACGTCAAATTGACCAAAAGATCATCGAAGCTCTTGCTGGTTCCGCAGGTCGTGAACTTGATGGATCTACAAGCAATGCTTCCTTTGATTCAAACAACACAATCGCAGTCGGCACAAACACCTTCGGATCTAAGGATCTTGCTGGTCTGTCTTTGTCAGGTGACACAGGACTTCATGAAGGTAAACTTCAAAAAGCTCTTCAGATCCTTCAAACAAACTACGCTCTCAATCCAGGCGATGAAGTATTCGTAGTAGCTCCGGCAATTCAGTTGGCAGGTCTTCGTTCACGTGTAGTTAGCGTACCTGGTCTCTTCTTCAAGAATATGCCAAAGATGGATCTTCCAATGGTTGATCAATCTCTTGACGGTCTTCTTGGAATGAGATTCATTCAGTTTGAAAATACTGGAGTAGATGGCAGTTCTGATCAATATGCTTACATCTTTGTACGCAAAGCTATGAAGTTTGGTGTATGGCAAGATGTTAAGGTAACCATTGCTGAGCAAACAGATAAAAAAGGCTCACCAATGTTGATCAAAGCAAACATGGCTGTTGGAGCAGTACGTATGTGGGAAGAAGCCGCAACACGTGCTCTTTGTGATCCTACACCAACTTACGCAGTAGCATAATAGGAGAATAGATCATGACAGCATCAACAGTAGTAAGCACACGGCTTACAGCAGGAAGCGTTTTGGCGAAGGGTCGTCAAGATGCTGAATTAATCGTAGCAGACTTTGCAGAAGAAGTCGCGACAACAAGCATTGACGAAGTAGGAGATGTCGTTGTCTTTGGCGAACTTCCTTGGAATGCTAAAATCAAGTCCATCCTTATCTATAATGATGATCTTGATACACACGCAACTCCAACTTTGGCAGCAGATGTTGGATTGTTTAAAGTAGATGCAGATGGTACAGCTACCGTTTTGGACGCTGATGCATATGCTTCTGCAATTACAACTCTTCAAGCTGCTAACAAAACAGGAGTAGAAGTTGCTTTTGAATCCGGAGTAAAGGACATAAATGAGGCAGATTCAGATCTTACAGTAATGGAAGACGGAGGTCTTAGTGCAGTCCCCCTTGGATACAGAGCAGCTCTGGGACTGAAAGTAACTACGGAAGCCGCCACGGCAGCAGCAGGAACTGTTAAACTAGTAGTAAAATACACACTATAAGCCTAACGGGGGACGGGCCTTAGTCCCCCACCTAATTTATAAGGTTATTTACAATGGCGACATCCGACATCCAAATATGCAACAATGCCTTGCTTCGACTCGGAGCCTCTACAATAACGTCCTTTGATGACGGTACCACGGCAGCCAATGCATGTAATCAAGTATATGAGCAGGTAAGAGATGCCTTGCTCCGTATGCACACTTGGAACTTTGCTCTCACCAGAGTAGCTCTGGCAGCAGACTCAGCAGCTCCAAGCTTTGAATATAGTTATCAATACACACTTCCTTCAGACTTTATCCGGGTCCAAGAGATTTACCAGCAGAATGGTCCTTACAGAATTGAAGGTCAGAAGCTAGTAACTGATATGGTAGCACCTTTAAACTTGGTGTACGTATCTAAAATAACAGATCCTACTCAGTTCGATCCCTTGTTTGTAGAAGTGCTCACACTTTTAATTTTAGTTAGGATCGGGCCAAGGATCGCAGGTGCCGGCTTTAATCCTCAGGAATACATGGC